CAACAAGTCATGGCGTGTTTCGTAGCCACAATCTTAATTCCACAGATTTGTAATGTTCCTATTGCGCCAGCAATGTTAGGCGCTTGTATCGGCACGCTAATTTATCAGCTTTGTACAAAAGGACAAAGTCCTATGTTCATTAGTTCATCGGGCGCATTTGTAGCCGCAGTAATTGGTGGAATAGGACTTGGTGGCTATCCAGCAGTTGCGATTGGCGGTATTATTATTGCGCTAATTTATTGCGGCGTTGGATTACTTATTAAACGTAGTGGTACAGCTTGGCTTGATAAGCTTCTGCCGGCGGCGGTCATCGGTCCAGTTGTAGCAGTTATAGGTTTGAACTTGGCTACATATATACCAACTTATTTCCAAGTAAATGGCCAGTATAGCCTACTTGGTTTTGGTATGGGTGTTCTTACTATGATTATTGCTGCATGTATCTCACATTATGGTAAAGGGTTTATACGCAATTTGCCTTTCCTAGTATCTATGCTTATTGTATACGGTATCTCTTGCATCCTAACAGTTTGTGGAATCCCATTAGTTAATTTTGCGGCCTTTAATAATATGCGAATTATTCAGATACCAGATTTTGCATTTCTACATTATGATTTTGTCAATTTCAATTGGAGCCTATTACCGCAGATTTTACTACTCTTTGTCCCTCTTAGTTTTGTTTGTATTGCTGAACATATTTCAGATCACAAGGCTTTAAGCGCGGTTATCAACACAGACCTTACACATACGCCAGGTCTTGGCTCTACTCTAATTGGTGATGGCCTTGCTTCCGCAGCAGGTATTTTCCTATCTAACATTCCCAACACCTCGTATGGGGAAAGTGTCGGAACTACCGGTTTTAGTAAGGTTTGTTCTAAGTATGTAATTACATTAGCCGCAATCATTATGGGAGTTGCGTCCATCTTCGGACCTCTTCAAGCAATTCTAGTTTCTATGCCTTCATTCATCTTAGGTGGTTGTGCGGCCATTTTATACGGATATATTACTTTAAGTGGTATTCGTACCATTAAGAATCAGGTAGATCTTGAAAATAATAAGAACATTATTATTGTAGCAACAGTACTAACATTAGGGGTTTCTGGTGCTGTTTGTAATTTCGGTATTGTAAGTATTGGAACTACTGCACTTGCTATGATTGTAGGTATTGTACTTAATCTTATCTTAAAGGAGAAAACAAATGTATAAGACCCTTGAATCACTACAAAATGAATGGCCCCTTGGTTCTATTTTAGCCGAGGAGCCAGTAGAACATCGTTTCTATTGTGCCGATGAAGTATATTTAAATAAAATTAAAGAATACTATGGTGCTGAGAATGTGCGCCAGGTTTCGCCGCATCATGTTATCGCAACTAACCTTAATATCAAAACTGTTGATTCTTACATGACTGATGGTACATACTGGTATCCCATGACTAGAAGCGGCCATCAGTGGGAAATCTACTATCCGGAAGTGTTCTAACATGGAGCAAATTGTTCAAAATAAAAAGTATTTTGTCGCTCCAGTTAATTCTTCTAAGGCAAATAAGTTTACATGCTATTACCACTATTCACACGTTGGCTTTAAAAAGGCTAAATTAAATCTAGGCATTTATGATATAAATACAAAAAAATTAGTTGGAGTATAGCAATGGGGCTGCTCCGCGCAAGAAGGCATACGTTTAGATCGGTATGTTAAAGAGCCCATTACAACTAAGGAATATTATGAATTAAATCGTTTTTGTATGGCAGATACAGAAGGTAAGAACGCAGAATCATAGGCTATCGCGCTTGGTATTAAATGGATCAAGCGCTATTAGCCTTAGATTAGACTACTTGTATCGTATGCTGGACGGAAAGAAGGTAATTATGGATATATATACCAAGCCTCTAATTGGGAATATCTTGGCTACTTTGTTTCTAATGGTTTTTGGCGCCTAGATGGACAAGAAGTACACCACATGACAGTATGGTATAGATATTCTCATAGCCCCTATACCGATCTTTCTATTCCAGATGCTTTGTGTAAAATGTATAATTCCGTAATTAGGACTTGGACAAAATAGTTTATTTATATTTAGCGGCTTGATTCAACTCTTACTGTTGCTTCCCCAATCCTATCTTATCCAAAACCCAGTATGTTTTCTATTACAGATAGAGAGAAAGTTTATAAAGACGAGCCTTTTGAAACCCAAAATAATACTCAAATGACCCTGCCTGAATACTATTATGATTCAGAGGAATTATTATTTACCCGCGAAAAACTAATTCGTGATGGTGTTTTAACCGCTCATTGTAATCAATACTAGGTGGCAATGTATGATTTATATGGACAGCTTTTGGATGTACGTAAGGGTTTATCTAGTTTTGAACCAGAATACTTATCCACATCTATTAGACGTTCCGCTCTAAAAGGAACAACATACAAAGATCATTTCTTTAAATTATTCTCTATAAATGAGACAGATATTCCAGAAGAAGTTGAAGTTCCTATTGTGGGTATTATAAATGAGATTCCGTTTATATCTTACGCAGAAATTGGACGTTATTGCGGTGTTACGCGTTAGGCCGCACATGCTGCGTGGAAACGCCATGCCAAAACAGTTCATGGATATGAGGTAATTTGGATAGAAAATACTTGACTTTTCGTAATTTTATTGTATAATATAAGTAGAAAAAAAGGAAAGGATGATGAATTACATGGGTATGGATTTGAACATCTTCTCGGCGCGAAATCGTGAGGTTTTTAAGCATGATAACTGGTGGGATTCGGATCAGGTACAGCAAGAGTTTTATGCTCGTAAATATTGGAGCCTGGTAAATAATTGTACCTTCATTCCTCGCGACTATGAAAATGGCGATTTTATTGAGCTGTCCTTGGATAATTTCGATGAAATGATTGAAGTTGCTTGCCATCATAGGGATTACTTTGATTCCTACTCTAATGTTGAGAAGTTGTGCGAGTTGCGTGATAAGTATGCTGAATGGATTGAAGCAGAAGATCCAAGAAAAATGTATTTGGAGTATGATTGGTAATGAAGTTTGATGAGTGCGTCGCAAAGTATCCAATCCAACATACTTTAGTTGGATATTATGATAGCGATCAATATTTTAGACTTCCTATCGGCGGCAATGTTGATGATATTGAGTATTGGCAAAATCCGCCTTTCTAGGATGGCGAAGGATGCTATTCATTCATTACTTATGATCCTTTTATCCGAGACTTCACTTGCTGGCAATTTATTTTCCAGCGAGTTGAAGGATATATAAACAATTCTACTGATTCAAATAATTTTTTCCCTGCGATATGTTCAAAAGATTTTAATTGGGAGAGAATTGATCCTTATGTAAAGTCTGGCTTAAAAATTATTCCATTAAGCCGTGAACTTGCTGAAAAACTTGGATGGCCATTAGATGAGTATGCTACTGATAAATATCGAAAAGAACAAATAGCTTATTTATTTAATCCTAAAAGTTATTTAGAAGAATTAACCTTTACTAATGCGGCGGCAATAAAGAAGTTTGTTAATGAACAAAAAGCGTTGTCGAATTGAAACTTAATAGTATTACCTATTCTATAAAGAATAGGTAGTATTTTCTTTATCTTAAATTATGTCCTACAGGCAGGTGCGCATATGACACGAGATATTATAAAACAGTATGAACTATTTGCTTATAATAAAGGATGGAATCAAACTGAAGCAGCAGAAGCAATTGGATGCAGTCAAGAACATTTAAGTCGTATCTTTAAAGGAACAAAAAATCCATCAGTTAAGCTATTAAATAAAATGGAAGAGGTAATACAAGATGGAGAAAACTAATTTATATATTGTATATATGCCGCGGATTGCTGCCGCGTTAAGAGAAATGGGCTTTAAACTAATAAAAGTATCGCCCAATAATAGAAAACCGCAATATGATGTGTATTGGTTTGAAGATACGCCTGACCTCCGCTCTGCGTTCCCAGAAGCCGTTAAGCGCGCGCAGCGTTAATACAGGTAATACAGGATAATACAGGAGGTAAATAGTATGGCGAATTTTGCTAACCAAAAGACAATTGAAATTAGCAATGCTCACATTGATAAAGTCGCGCATGTAGCTAATACTAATGCGAGCTTTTTAAAAGCAATAGATTGGAAATATATTGAGCAGGCCCAACAAGTTCTAACGGGTAATGAGTTTACTTTATTGGTATATATTCTTAAATGGGCGGGCAAAGGTGAGTTTGATTTTTCACCTGCGGCAGTAGAGATCGCAACTCAAATGTCAGATAGTACAGCCACTCGCGCGCGTATTGTTCTAGAAACTCTAGGTTTTATTAAACAGAAAGAAAATAAAGTTAATCGCTATGAAATAGACTTAAATCCGCCTGGTATTGCTGAGCTAGCTATACAGAAACGCGCAGAAAATATAGTTAAGCGGCAAAATAAGCACAAAGTTGTACCCAAAATAGATGAAACTTTTGTGTCTTAATTTAACTCAAAATGGGTACAACTTATTGACCTCAAATTGGCTAAAGGTTCCACCCAAATTGGGTGGAGGTTCCACTCAAATTGACTAAAGATTTAACTCAATTTGGGTTAAAGTTTAACCCATTTTGGGGTTAGTATATAAAGATATAAAGATATAAAGATAGTAAAGATATAAAAATATGGCGCTGGCGCGCAATAATTTGACTATTTGATAATTTTATATTATAATAAAAGAAAATGGAAGGAAAATCTAAATGATTGATAGAGAGAAAACGATTCGCAATCTGGAAACCATAGGCGCATGGCATACACATCATTATGAGCCGTTTCATTATGAGTGCGCGGAAACTATTCATGATGCGCTACAACTGCTAAAAGGGCAAGATGTGCTAATGAAAGAGCAGGATGCGCGATACAAAGAAATGGTCGTTGAGTGGTTAAGGGAAATGGCGCATAATAATTATCAGGAAACTAAGAAAATGGACTTCTTGGATGCTATCCTTGAGATCAGAGAACGCGCGATGACTGGCCTTGAGAATTATTTTAAGGATTATAAAAATGGAAAAGCGGTAAAGAAAGATGAGAATAGGCAGATTTGAAATTGGAATCAGAGCATATCGCACATCTGATTTCCTATGGTTCTATCATCCTCTACTTAAATGTAATGAAAAACCAAACTTTGTTTTCTTCGTATGGATTGGATGGCACTTATATGCGTGTATGAGAAGGAGGAAACATAAATGACCAAGCAGGAAGCTATAGAATGGCTTGAGTTTATGCGGGAGCAAGAACATACCAAGGGAGCTCTAAGCCCTACTCCGTGTAATACAGAAATCGCACTTCAAATGGCTATTGACGCAATGAAGCAGCCTGAAATCGTTCGGTGTAGGGATTGCATATGGTATGATACCGGAAAGTGTTTAAATGACAACGTTCATTGGCAAATCGAAGATTGTGGCTGTTATTCAGATTTTATTACTGATCTAGACTGGTATTGCGCAGAAGGAGAAAAAGGGTGATCAGAAATGAAAATTGTTAAAGCAAATGGTGTTCCAATATATGAAGTCACTTGTGAAGAATGTAAATCAGTCATTAGGTATAAAGCATGTGAAGTCGCATATTGTCATATTACTTGTCCTGTTTGCGGGATTTCTCTTTGGGCAAATACGGTGCGTCCTATAGTTTATGAGTCGTCAGAGGTGAGCGAGAATGCCTGAATGGCTAACTCTTGGAATTACAGCTTATATAGCAATAATTTTGACATATATCTTTATTTTAATGACTGATAGGCGGTGAAATAGGATGCGGCTCAATGTAGACTATAAAGATTTAGATGACCTGCTCGCAAAGTATCAGGATTCTTTGCCGTCAGACGAAAAGTTAACACGCATTGATGTTAAGATGTTTAAGAGCATTTTTTTCGGGCTTGCAGAAATCAGCAATAGCGGCTGGACCAGCGTGAAAGAGAAGCCACCGGAAGAAAAAGTCTGGGTACTTGTATGGGAAAAGCAAGGCTTCGCGTATGCCGATAAACTAGTAAATGGTGTCTGGCAGATCGGAGGCAACAACGGCGCGATCATTACGCATTGGCAGCCGTTACCAGAAGAACCGAAGGAGGAAACATGAGTAAAACTAACTGTATCAACTGCGGCGCAGCGAAAGAATGGAATGCTACCAAATGTCCTTTTTGCGGTACATCATACTTTGATTTTACGTCTATTGACTTTACGAAAAGCGCGCCTGTGGCATGTCAATTCGCCGTCCCTGTAAAGTGTGATGGAAAAATGTATAAGGGCGTCATGACAATGCTAGCAAAACCAAGCTTTCAAGACTTGGAGTTTTAGGATGAAATAGCACATGTGGTAGATGGTCATGGCACGACATTATATCAGATTACTCAATCACGATCAGCTAATTCTCATATAGAGTTTCAACATATTGTTGCGCCAGACGGTTCGTTATTTAAATTGGAGATACCAGATCTTAAACATAAAAATACTAAATAAAAATGATAGAATGACGGCATTAGGAGGAAATATAGAAATAATTAAAACAATTCCTATTTATGGTATACCTAGTTGGGTTGGAATCCTCTTTGCTTCAAGTTTTATACTTGGTATGTTAGCGACTATATTTGCTGTAAATACAAAATATATAGGTGTGATTATGGCAATTATCTCTGTTATTGGCCTTATACTAAGTGGTATTAGTGCGCTTACTCTTAGTAAGGCTGAGTTTAAACATAATGAATATGTAGTACGTATTACAGATATGCCCGCACAAGAGTTTATTGAAAAATATGAAGTAGTCAAACACTTTGATTATTCTGATATAATTCAAGTAAAGGAGATTGAAAAGAAATGAAAGTAATTGCACGTCCAATTGGAACTGGTAAAACTAAGGAACTTATGGATATTGCGCTCGAATCAGATGGAATTATTCTTACTACTAACAAGCGTGCTCTATCTACAAAAGCGCAGGCTTATGGCTTTGATAACTTAGAAATTGTAGATTGGAATGATCTACTATATGGAAATTATGATAAAGAGAAGCCGCTATTCGTACACAAGCTTGATGATGTTATGAAAGAATACTTCTTTAAAGACTTTAATTTAAACTTAGCTGGTTATAGTATTGCTATGGGAGAGTAATATGGAAAGATATTCAGCCGAAGAACTGGCTCATTTGGTTCAAGATACTATTGATTGGCGCGATTGGGAAATTGAAGGGCTTCGTGAGGAGTGTAAACGTTTAAAGGAAGATGCAAAGAAAATTGTAAGTCAGGAATATGAAAAACAAATTGCTTCTTTGGAAAAAAGATTACAGTTATCATATGGGGAGTTTAATTCTCAACGAGAACTCGATGCGTATAATAAGTTTGTAAATGAGCATCTTATTGAAAGAGAAGAACATAAATGTAATGGCGGCCGCGTCCCATACATTATTCCTAACCATACTGGAATTGGTACAATTTTTAAGGTAAAATGTCCAATCTGCGGAGAAGAAAAAGATATTACTGATTCGGAGGCATGGTAATGTACGATTATAGAAAAGAAATGGTTGAGGATATTAAGAATTATATTCAAGATGATTCTGAAACCTTTGAAGCCTATAAGGATGATCCAGATAAACTTTTTGACTACTACTATGATGACCTATGGACAGAAGATTGTATTACCGGTAATGGCTGCTATGGATATGCGGACGAGGAAACTTGCCTAAAATATGTGGGCGAAAACCTTCCTCTTTATTTCGATGCCGCCTATGAATTTGATGTGTTTTCAATAAAGACCCCATTGGACTGGGTTAAGAAAAATCCCGGTAGGCATATGGACTGTACGATTAGATGTTATTTACTGTCTGAATGCCTTGAAAAAGCTTTAAAGGAGTTGGGAGTATGAAAAGGTGCTGGTCTAGTCGATTACATTATAAAATAATGAAACTAATCCATAAAATCTTTCATCATTTTTATGGATGCTGTGATTCTCACACTAAAGATTGCCGCAAGTGTATATTTGTTAGAGGCTGGTAAATAGTTGACTATAATTAAAATTATGCTATAATATATTGTGAGAAAGATGAGAGGTGAGAGAATGGCATATAACGCAGACTCAATACAGGTACGAGATTTTCGTACTGCGGCGCGATTGACTCCGGGTATGTACATTGGCGCGGATGGTCAAGATGCTATGTTTAATTGTTTTCTAGAAATATTAAACAATGCCTGCGATGAAGCAATTATGGGCCGCGGTAATGAAATTACTGTGGAAGTCAATGACAATGATATTAAAGTCACCGATAAAGGCGCGGGAGTTCCACATGGAAAAAATAAAGATACAGAAGAAGTACTCATCGAAATATATACTTCTGCTCATTCTTCTGGCAAGTTTGATTCGACTAACTATAAGAGAGTTCGTGGTATGCACGGTATTGGGTCGAGTACAGTGTGCGTTTGCTCGGAAATCTTCGAAGTCTGGACACGCAGAGATGGGGCAGAATGGAACATTGTATTTAAAGACGGTATACCACAATCTTCTACTGCGAACAGAGTTCGAGCTACAAAAGAAACAGGTACGACAGTATATTTTAAGCCTGATAAAACCATATTCCATTTAAGTGAAGATACTCCCTCATTTGATAAAGAACGAATTAGAAAAGAATTACAATTAACTAGTTATTTTATTCCAAATGTTAGTTTTGTGTATAAGACAGATGGAAAAGAAGAGAGATTTCTATCTAAAAATGGATTGAAGGATTTCGCAGCAAATAACATTTCCAAGCCACTTCATAAACAATATATCTATGGGACTAAGACATTTGATAGTGATATAGATATTGAAGTTTTCGCGCAATGGACTGCAGGGAGGGAGAAATGCTATGTATTTTCTAACGGTGCTCTTAATAGTGGTGGTGGTACTCCTGTATCCGGAATGAAAACTGCCTTTACACGCACTATTAATGATTTAGCTAAAGAATCATTTGATGGTGATATGATTCGTAAAGGTCTTGTAACTATTATTAATATTAAGCATCCACATCCTATATATCAGAATCAGGTTAAGGATAAGATTCAGAATCAGGAATTGCGCGGTTATACACAGACGGTGTTTACAGAAGCTATTAAGGAATGGGCGCTTAAAAATAGAGAAGATTTTGATAAAATTATTGGCCTTCTAACTAAGGAAGCACGTGCCGATGCCGCCGCAGAAAAAGCTCGCAACGCAATCCTTAATATGGAGAAAAAAGAAACCGAACAGCGCAAACGTAAGGTAACTTCTTCCGATAAGTTCAAAGATTGTGAAAAGCATGGTCAAGACTCAATGCTTATTATTTGCGAAGGAAACTCGGCGTTAGGCGGCTTAATGCCTGCGCGCGATGTAAAAACCGAAGCATTATATGCGGTGCGCGGTAAGGTCAAAAATCTGATGAAGCACCCACTTGATGAATGTTTGGAAAACCAAGAAGTCTCTGACATTATTATGGCACTTGGATGCGGTATTCAAGACAGATATAATAGCAAGAAATTGAACTATGGAAAAGTTGCTATTGCAGTTGATGCTGATGTGGACGGCTATAACATCATGTGCCTTATTACCACTCTTTTCTATGTTCTAATGCCAAAATTCATCGAAGAAGGACGGCTTGGATGGCTACGTGCACCGCTTTATAGATTGAGTAAAGGAAATCAGCATGTTTATGCTTATGATGAGGATGAACTTGCTGAATTAAGGAAAACTCGGCCAGGATGGGAGCAGAGCCATTTTAAAGGGCTCGGAGAATGTACATCAGAGGACATGGAGGGTTCAATGTTGCATCCGACAAGTCGGCGTCTGGAAATTTTAACTATAAGTGATGCCGAAGCCGCGGCTGAGTCACTACAAATGCTGATGGGTACGGAAGTTGAGGGACGCCGAGACTTCTTGTTTGAAAACGTAGATTTTAGTATTTTGAATAATTGAGGTAAATATGCCTAAAGTGATAGATATGTCCGGTTGGATAATGAAAGAACATGGTGTACCAGAAAGTAGATTAACAGTTCTCAATAAGAATCTAACTTATAAAAAAGAACATAATATTAAAAAGAGTGGAGTTTATTGGAATTGTAAATGTGAATGCGGAAATATATTTACAGCTTGTGGATATAACATTCGTTCTGGTGCAGTTCTATCCTGTGGTTGCTTAAGAAATGAACGCAGTCGTGCAGATGCAGTTAGACGCTTAAAATTAGGACATTTAAATAAAAAAGATTTAACTGGAAAAAGATATGGTAAACTAACTGTATTAAAAGATTCAGGACAAAGAACACAAAATAAACATGAAATTTTATGGCTATGTCAATGTGATTGCGGAAATACAATTTTAGTTAAAACAAGTCACTTAGAATTTAAACAAGGAACAGAGTTGCATACAACTAGTTGTGGTTGTATTATATCAAAAGGCGAAGAACGAATTAAAAAAATATTAGAAGAAAATAATATTAATTTTAAAAAAGAATATAAATACGATGATTTAATTTCTTCAAAGGGTTATCATTTAAGATATGATTTTTATATTAATAATAATTTTTTATTAGAATATGACGGAATACAACATTTTCAAGAATGGAAAAACAGCGATGATTCACTGGAGGAACGTCAAGAACGAGATAAATTAAAAAATGAATATGCTAAATCGCATAATATTCCATTAAAACGCATCCCATATTGGGATTATGATAAAATTACTTTAGAAAATATTATGTCAGATAAATGGCTAATAAATAATTGACAATCCTTAAAATTTATACTATAATTATTATAGAAAATATGAAAGGAATGTACTTTATGGCAAATAAAAAGTCCGATAATCAATGGTATGGTAAAGGATCGGAGCAGGCTATTGTTATTGTTAAGAAAAGTCTCCCTCAGATTAATCCTTATCCAGAGCATATTCCGGATTCTGACTGGAGCAAGATTTTACATTATGCTTTAAATTTTGTTAGAGAGTATGAAAAAAGATATGGAGAAATTACGACAATCGAGTGGATTGGCAATAAAACTAATACCGCCGATGGGGATCTCCTTATTAATAAAGAAATTATAGAAATAAAATTTGTAGAAACCGATAGCAATGGAACTTGGTTTAATACAACTTTATTTAATACAAAAAATAGATATGGACTGCCAAAAACATATAAAGATTATATGGTAGAAGATGGTTTATATAAGGCTTTAGCAGAACATTTTGGAGAACATCTAAACTATGAAAATAATTCTCCCATAAGTCAAGAACTTGCTAGCTTTACTGAAAAAAATGAAAAAGAATGGTATAAAAATTATACTAATGCTGAAAAAAGAACACGGGTTAGATTTACTAAAGACTTTTTTAATTATTTAAAAGATAATCCAGAAATGGAGCGACAATTTGTTATTGATGCTGTAACTAAAAGTATTTGTAATAAACAAATTCCAGATAAATTAGTTGTTTTTAATTATGCCAAAGGCACAATTAAAGATGTTTACTCTAAAGAGCAGCTTATGAAACTTTATGATAATGGAAAAGTGACAATGACATCGCGGCAAAAATTAGGTTTTTACGCAGGAAAAATTAGAATTGCTATTGGATGGCAGAATGGCGGTGGACTAAATAACCCTTCAATTCGCGGATATATAAAATAATAATAGGTGATAATATGGCAAATTTAGATAAATTTTATACTAAACCAGAAGTAGCCGAACAGTGCTATAATTTTTTAAAACAATTTTATCCATAGATAGAAAATAATAAATTCCTTGAACCTTCTGCTGGCTCAGGAAATTTTCTTACATATTTAAAAAATTATGAAGCATATGACATTGCGCCTGAAGGAGAACATATTGTTAAAGCTGATTTTTTGTCTTTAACATTTGATTATAAAGATTATATAACAATTGGTAATCCTCCATTTGGTAAACGATCAAAATTAGCAATAGATTTTTTTAATCATGCCGCTAAATTTAGCAAAATTATTGCTTTTATAGTTCCAGTTTCGTTTATGAAATGGGGTGTTCATAAAGAATTAGATCCAAGATTTAAATTACAGGCGTATATGTATATACCAAAAAATAGTTTTACTGATAGGGGTAAGGACTTTTCTGTGCGCTGTGTATTTCAAATTTGGACTAGAGAAAATATTTTGGAAGATTTGCGAATTTTAAAAGCTCCGCCAATTAAACATAAAGATTTTAATATTTGGCAATATAATGCTACTCCAGAAGCAATGAAATATATAAATGAAAATTGGAAGTATGCTATCTATAGACAGGGATATAAAGATTATCATCGGCTTTTTACTAGAGAAGAATATGCCATTGTGAAGGAACAGATGGAAAAAAATATACAATTCTTTTTCATTGAACCATTATGCACGCGAGCAGAACAATTTATTCATAAAGCCGATTTTGAAGAATTAGCAGAAAGAAATACTTCAACGCCTGGATTTGGAAAGGCAGATTTTGTATCATATTATTTACAATGGATACGAGATTTTAATAATTGACAAATAGTATATTTTATGTTATAATAAATAAAAAGAAAGGAGAATGGTTATGACTGATATTCAAGTAATTATCTTTTTTATTGTATGCATATTGTTTACTATTGTTATATGGCAAAGACTTGGAATGTTTGATAATATTATTTATAAAATAAAGTATATATTTAAGAAACCTAAATATCTAATGTAAGATTAAAAAGAAAGGAGTGAGAAAATGATTAAAAACGTAGACTTCCAGCATACCATTGAGGACGCATTTCTAAAATATGGCGCGTCGATTGCGCAAGAACGTTCATTACCAGATGTTAGAGATATGCTTAAAATTGGTTTGCGGCAAGGTCTATATGCGCAGTTTACCAACAAACTCACTCATAAAGACAAGTTCCAAAAGGCTCAGAAGAGTGTGGCTGCAGCTATGTCTCAATCATATGTCCACGGTGATGTAGCAATGTATGACGCACTCATACGAGCAGCACGGCCTTGGTCAAGTCGCTATCCGCTCGAAGATGTGCAAGGCAGTTATGGCAACCCATCATCTCCTGATAGTCATGCGGCCGCTCGATATGTAGAAATGAGAGCTGGCGCGATTGCCGACTTTATGTTTGATGGCCTCAAGAAAAATGCCGTTACCGAATGGTATGATAACTATGATAGCACTGAAAAGATTCCATCTGTATTCCCCTCAATTGGTTATTGGAATATTGTAAATGGCTGTCAGGGTATAGCGGTTGCTATGGCTACTTCTGTACCGCAGTTTAACCTTAGAGAAGTAAATAACGCTCTTATTAAGATTATTCAGAATCCAGAAGTATCATATGATGATATTTATTGCGCGCCCGATTTTGCTACTGGTGGTACTATTACTAATGCCGCAGAGGTCAAAGAAAGCCTAAGAGTAGGCAAAGGAAAATCTATTCGTTTGCGCGCAAACATTAAGTTTATTCCTAAAGAGAACATGCTTCAAGCTACTGAACTTCCATATGGTGTGTTTACTAATACAGTAATGGATCAGCTAGCGGCTTTGGTTAATGATAATCCAGAGTATGGAATTGATAAAGTTATAGACCATACTAAAAAGGAAGCAGATGTTCGTATCTATCTTTCTAAAGGACAAAATCCTGATAAAATGATTGCTAAGCTTTACCATGATACTTCATTAGAGAGCCATTATTCTATCAATATGATTCTATTAGACCAAGGACGTTTCCCAAAAGTGTTTGGATGGCGTGAAGCTTGCGATGCGTATATTGCGCATATTAGACAGTGTAAACGTAATATAATTCAATTTGATCTTGATAAGGCACTCGCGCGCGAAAATATAATCAATGGATTAAAAATCGCCGCAGCAAGCATTGATGAAGTTATCGCTATTATTCGTTCTTCGCATGATTCGGAGGAAGCTTCCACTAAGCTAATTGCTCGTTTTGGTTTTAATGTTGAACAGGTTAAAGCTATTTTGGCAATGAAATTGAGTAGTTTAACAAAAATTGATGCCATAAAATTAGATAATGAGCTAGCAGAAATTACCGTGAAAATCTCTGACTATAGGTACTTACTATCAGAACCTTCCGCATTAAATAATGAGTTAATTAAAATTTTACAGGAAGTAGCAGATAAGTTTGAATCTGCCAGAAGAACACAAATTACGAATGTTCTTGGCGATGAAGAAGAACCAGAAGAAATCCAAGAAGAGGATATGATTGTCCTTAAAAATGGTAATACTATTAAGGCAATTAAAAAAGATGTTTCACGAGGAAAAAGAGGAGCTGCACAGCAAAGTATCTATACTACAAATATCGGCCATCTTACTTTAATTACTAGTGCTGGAAAGATGTATAATGCGCCAGTAAGTAAGTTAAAGCACGATAAAGATTTCAAAATTAATGAAGTTTTTGAGTGCGGAGCAGAAACCCCGATACTACTCATTGATACTTTAAGCTTTAATGCTTATCAATCAATGACTTGTATTACAAAACATGGTTATATTAAAAAGAGTTCTATTCATGAATATCTTACTCGTTCGAAGAAGGGCGTCGCTGTAATTAAGTTGGAAGAGGACGATTCAATCGTATCTATTCTTTTAAGTAGTGATGATGATGATAAAGTAGTTATTGTTAGTAGCAACGACTATTATAATTGTTATCCACTTTCAGAAATAGGTTATACTGGACGTCTTACTAAGGGCGTTAAAGCAATTAAGCTTGGGAAGAACGAATATGTTAAGGAAGCCAAATGGACAGGCGATTCTAAATATCAGAATACCGGACGAGCGGTAAAAGGAGTAAAATATGCATAACCAGTACATTACCCTATTCAAAGAACTTGCTTAGGCCACCGCGGCCGCAGCAGAAACTGTTATGGATTATGATCGTGAGAAAAACGACGAAGAGGGCTTAAAGACAGCTACCATTATGCGAGATGATTTTTAGACTCTTGCAGAAAAAATTAATAACACAGAAAACTATGTGTTAAATAAAGATGATGCAGCTAAGTTATTAGTTGGCGCATTGGTACAGACTCGACAACTGCAAACAAAGATTGATTCTTTAAGGAAAACTTTGGACGGTTATAATACAGATATTGTACCAAAGTTAGAAGCAGTTGTTGATGCTGAGAATAATGAGGCCGCAATAAAAATTGCTGAAGAAAAGTTTATAATTTCTGACAACTAAATATTTGACTATTTTTCAATTTTAGTGTATAATAATATCGTAAAAAGGAAAAACCACAATAAGTGGTAATTAAAATGAAAAAGTGAGGTAAAACAACATGAGTATTAACAGTGAAAAGGTGCTTAATTTTCTAAAGGAACATTATGGTGAGGTATTTTCAAAGCAGGAAATCGCAGATGCCCTAGGTATTTCCCTTAGTTCTGTAATTGGTTCAATCAATCCCCTTGAGAAGAAGGGCTATTCTAGGATCGCTCGTGAGGATGTGGTAGAACTCGAACCAGCTACCGAGACTCGTAAGGCCAAGACGAAGACTATCAAGTATCACACTCTAACTGAAGAGGGTCTAGCTTATGATCCAGTTGCAGAAGCGGCAGAAAAGGCAGCAGCAAAGCAGGCAGAGCGTGAGCGTAAAGCCGCAGAACGTGAAGCAGCTCGTGCAGCGAAGCAGGCTGAGAAGGAAGCAGTTTAATTAAATAATAAAATTGAATAGAATAGAATAAAATCGAAGCAAAAGGAGAAAATTAAATGAAGAGTGTAAATATTCAGGCAGGTAATAAGATTAATCTTGCAGGTATTCTAATGGATGTTGCCCCAGGTAGTGGTAAGCTATCTGATGGTCGTCAGTATAAGAGGGCGACAGTAACTGTTCGTGTAACCCAGACATATGGCGGCCGTACCGAGACCAGTGATATTCAGGTCGGTATGTTCGCAACCGAGTTCACTTCTACTGGTAAGCAGAATCCAGCTTGGAAGAGTCTGATGGATCTTGAACACATGAAGACCGCGCAGAATGTTGGTATTGATGCCGCATCTCGTGTACGTCTGACTGGCGCAACCCTACAGGAAAATAACTTCGTTTCTCGTAATGGTCAGCTGATTAATGGTTGGCAGATTCGTGGTTCATTTGTAAATGAAGCAAAGGTTAGTGATATTGCTTCTTTCGTAACTGATATTTTTATTATGTCAATGGACGATGAAGTTGATCGTGATGGCGATACAACTGGACGTCTAAAGATTCGTGGCGGAATTGTACAGTATGGCGGCCGACTTGATGTTGTTGATTTTATTGTCGAAGCGCCAGATGTTGTTGAATATATTCAGCGTCATTGGGAAGTTAATAGTACCGTGACTGTAAAGGGTCGTATCCGTGTTCTTTCTCAGGAAGAGGAAGTTCATTCTAGCGGTTGGGGTGAGGACATTCCAGAGACTACTACTCACTTTGTTCGTGAGCTTATTATCACCACAGGTGATGATGAACCAAAGGAAGATGAGTTCGCATATGATCCAGTTGAAATTAAGAAGGCGTTTAATGAGAGGAAGGCAATGATTGAGCAGATGCAGATCAATGCGCGGACAATGGCTTCCAAGCAGGGCGCGGGTAGTGCTAATGCGGCAGAAGCTTCCTCTAAGAAGTATGATTGGGAGTAAGGCGCGAGCCTTACTTTCCTTTCCTACTAATGGAGGTGAGTTAAATGGCGGATATTGACATTTTTAGTCTCGAACCCAGTAAGATCAGCCGAGACCTTAAGGGGAAGTTCCTATTGATCTACGGTCAGCCTAAGACCGGCAAATCAACATTTGGTAGCCAATTACCTCGTTCACTGTTCATGAACTTTGAGTAGGGTACAAATGCTTTGGCTGGTATTCGTAGTGTTCCAATTCTTCGTTGGACTGACGCAAAGAAGGTTCTTACACAGCTACGTAAGCCACAGGCAAAAGAAATGTATGATTCAATTGTAGTAGATACTGCTTCAATTGCTTGGCAACTATGTGAACGTTATATTTGTTCCAGGGAGAATGTTGACAGCATTAGAGATGTACCTTGGGGCCAGGGTTGGAATATGCTCAAAACAGAGTTCTCAGAGTTCTGGCGTGAAATTACACTATTGGGTTTTGGCATCCTTTTCATTGCCCATAGCAAAGATAAGCCAACTGAAATGCGAAATGAAGACGGCGAAGCCATTACCGCAGTTTGCCCAGATTTACCTAATCAATGCTATACAATTATCAATTCAATTGTTGATATTATTGGATATTTACAGGTACAGATGAATCCTGATGGAACATCAGAAAGATACTTGTATACTCGATCTACTCCATATGTGTTTGCGGGAAGTCGTTATCAGTATTTAGCCCCAAAGATCAAGTTTGGATATCAAGAACTTGTCAATGCAATCGGTGAGGCCATTGATAAAGCTGTAGAACTTGATGGAGCACAGGTTACTGACCATACTGAAATTGCACAAATCAAGGATCGTCCATTCTCTGAAGTAATGGCTGAAGCTAAAGAGATTTGGATTAAGTATCTTGAACTGGGCGGCGAAGAAAATAAAGACCAGCACTTAATGATTATGAAAGATATTATTAAGAGGGTATTTGGTTCTGAGGACTTTAAGTTAAGTCAGGCAGTACCTTCACAGTCCTCGCTTGTTGAATACTTTATTGATGAAATGAAACAGTTGATGTAATTGCCTATCTGCCATGTGTAGAAAAGGCGGAGAGGTCGTCCTCATATGAGGGCGCCCTCGTTTTATTTGACTTTTTCTGGAAATCATGGTATACTATATATAGAATAAAAAATAGGGAGTGGCATTATGCAAACAACTCGAAAATGTTATGGATGCGGTGAAAGCACTCCGAAAGATGAAATGATTCAGTACGCATCTGTTTCAGGAAAAACTTTATATTGGTACTGTAGAGCTTGCTATGAGGAAAAGCTCGCGCGCGAACGATTTCAAGTGAAGGTTTGTCAGATTTTTGGACTTAAAGCGCCAGGACCGCTCATTTGGACACAAAGAAAGAAACTTAGAGATATGTATGGATATACTGATGATGCAATCGTGGATTGTTTGGAATATATCTATAATGTAAAACATAAAAAGGTTCTAAAGGAATCTTTGGGACTTGTTAACCCGCGAAGTATGGTTGAAATGAAAGCCTGGAGGGCGGAGCAGAAAGCAAAGGCTAGCGGTTTGGCCGCATCAGCAGCAAATACTCAAGTTGTGGAACATAGAGTTCTTGTAAGAGAAAATACTAAAAAGAGGGCTGAAATAAACTTGGATGACGCTCTATTAGAATAAGAAGGGAGGATTATATGACACTATCTGATAATATGGCATACCGTCAAGTTATTGGTTGTTTAATGTATAAGCCTCTATTATTTTTGGAATATCCAGATATTAGAATTAAGGATTTCGATCTTGATGTTGCAAAGATTTGTTTTTTAGCGATTAAAAAGCTATATGAAGCGGGCGCATCGGTATTGTCGCCACTGGAAGTAGATCAGGAAATAGAGAAAAGTGGGGCAAGGGCGGCTCAAGTTTATAAGGATAGCGGCGGATTGGAGTTTTTAAAAACTTCATATCAATATGCTCAATTAGGTAATTTTGAGCTTTATTATAAAAGATTAAAGAAATATGCTCTTTTACGAGAGCTACAAAAAGCTCATTATGACATTAGTTATTATTACATTAGTGATAAAGACGTAACCGATCCTGCAATTGAATCTGAAACTATTCAGAGATTAGAAACTGCGACTTTAGAGGATATACTTAATACAGTTGAAAAAGATTATAGTGAAATTAGAAATGACTTTCTAAATGGCGGGCGAAGTAAGGGTGATCCCGCAGAAGGCTTAACAGCTTTGGTTGAAGAACTTAAAAATACACCGAGTGTTGGCCCAGCTTTAGAGGGAGATATTTTTAGTTCTATATGTAGAGGTGCGCGAGAAGGATGTTTCTTTTTAAAGAGCGCTAGTACGAGTGCTGGTAAGACAAGAACAAGTATTTTTGATGCGTGTCATCTTGCCTATCCAAAAAGATGGTCAGCAGAACAAAATAATTTTATTGAAGAATACAATGTATTAGGTGAGCCACGGCCGCCAAGAAAAGTTTTATTTATCGTTACTGAAATGGATAAAGAAGAACTTCAAACAATTATGTTAGCATATTTGTCAGGAGTAGATGAAGATCATATATTAACAGGCAGATATGAGTTAGGAGAATTAACGAGAGTTAAAAAAGCTATAAAGATTATTGAAGAATATAGTGGATACTTTATTATTGAAGAAATCAGTGAACCTAACTTACAGAATGTCGAAGCGACAATCCGTAAATATGCAACCGTGGATGAAGTAAAATATGTATTCTTCGATTATATACACACCACAGCCAGCTTAATCACACAGTTCTCAAAAAATAATTTGAGAGAAGATGTTGTGCTTATGCTAATGGCAAATCAATTAAAGCAATTAGCAAAAGATTATGGTTTATTTATATTTTCTGCGACACAGGTAAATGCGTTGGCGATGGGCGATGATGAAATGGCATTTAAAGATGAGAAGAGTATTAGAGGATCGAAAGCTGTGGCTGATAAAGCAGATATGGCATATGTAATGATTCGTGTTTCTGAGAAAGGATGGCAATCAATTGTGCCAACATTAAGGCAGTCAATACGAGAAGGTATTATATCTCCTGATATTTTAGATAATCCACCTACTCATGTGCTCGATATTTATAAGATGCGGCGTGGCCGCTATAAAATGGTTAGAGTGTGGACACGGATTCATTTGGGAACTGGTGAAAGAAAGGATCTTATTCTCACCAATGCGGTTAATCAGCCGATCAGTTTCTTATTTGATAAATACTTTTCAACCGATGAAAAAGTAATTGAAATAGAGGAAGAAGGGTGATAAATGGCACCATCTTTACAGGGCTTAGACCCGGAACTAGAGCTGGCCAATATCAGTATTCAAGATATTATTGATTCTATTACTTTGGAAGATGTAAAAAACTTTTTAGAGAGCCTGGGTGTTGAACAGATTGCTGTTTATGAAGATAAAGGATATTTAATCTGCCCAACTATTTGCCATAATCCATTGGATGAAGCGGCATCAATGAAGTTATATTGGTATCAGAATAATAAGATATTTAGATGCTATACTGAATGTAATGAAGCGATGTCAATTTTTACTCTATATCAAAAGTTTATGCTAATAAATTATCATAGGGTAAGTTTTGAAGAAGCGGTAGATTATGTAAAAAAATGTTTAAAGCATTTAGTTATTTCTGGTAAGAAAAAATATAAAGCGGATATTGATTTCAGTCGTTATGATTTTGATTCACTTGTCCCGCAGCTTACAGAATACTCTCCTGCAATCCTATCTTACTTTCTTCCATATCATCATCCATTGTGGCTTAAAGATGGTATTAAACCAGAAATCATGGATAAGTTTCATATTGGTTTCTGGAATAGAGAAAATAAAATTACAATTCCACATTTTGATATTAATGGGCGCTTAATAGGTATTCGCGCGCGAACACTTGATCCTCAAGAAGCAGAACTATATGGAAAGTACCGCCCTGTACAAATTGGAAATACATTGTATGCTCATCCACTTCACTTCAATTTATATGGTATTTATGAGCATCAAGAAGCTATTAGACAGCGCAGAAGTGCGATCATTGTAGAGGGAGAAAAATCCGTTTTATTAGATACTGGATATTATGGTGATTTAAGTAATACGGTAGCATGTTGCGGTTCTAGTTTAAATAAGTTTCAAGTAAACCTTTTAACTAATATCTTGGGCGTGAATGAAATAACAATAGCTTTTGATAAGGAATATCAAGATTGGAGTTCGACCGAAGCGCAAGAATATCGCGCTAAAATCGAAAATATATGTAAACGATATAAATGGCAAGCAACCTTTTATTATATATGGGATATAGATAATCTATTAGGATATAAAGACAGCCCTTTTGATAAAGGCAAAGAAGTATTTGAGCAATTATATAAGCATAGAATTAAAGTGAGGTAAGACGATGGAATGAAATATAAGCTACGAAAAAATTATAGTACGAACCCGGATAAAGCCTTAAAGGAAATCTTACAAGACCGGGGCGTTAAAGATATTGAAAGTTTTATGAATCCTTCTCCTTTATGTGAACTTGATGCGCATAAGTTAGTTAATATAGATAAGGCTGCTCAGGTTCTGCTACATCATTTAAGAAGGGATAGTAATATATTATTCGTTGTGGACTGCGACGTGGACGGGTATACTAGTAGTTCTATATTGTGGTTATATATTAAGCATATCTTTCCCGCCGCTAAGTTGGAGTTTACAGTCCACGATCATAAACAGCATGGCTTGGATGATAAAGTGAATTGGATTTGTGATGAGGCGCGCTGGGATCTTGTTCTATGTCCAGATGCAGCGAGTTATGATGTTGAAGAACATTTAGCGCTGGGCGAACTAGGAATGGATGTTATTTGTTTAGATCATCATGAACAATTATATGATGAAAATGGGAATCCTATTACCTCTACTTACCCTAATACAGTAGTTGTAAATAATCAATTATCTCCAGAATATACAAATAAGTCTCTTTGCGGCGCTGGAGTTGTTTATAAGTTTTGTCAGGTTTTAGATGAAATCTTAGGAATAAATCAAGCTTATAATTATATTGATTTAGCCGCACTCGGAGAAATCGCTGATGTTATGGACAGGACTAATGTAGAAACTAACTACATTATGATGGAAGGCTTAAAGAATATCCGGAACGATGGATTTAGGACTTTAATAGAATCACAATCATTTTCTTTAAAAGAAAAAGCAGTACCGCCATATATCGGATTAACTCCTATTGATATTGCTTTTTATATCGCGCCTTTAATTAATGCTTTAACTCGCGTTGGAACTCAAAAGGAAAAAGAAACTCTCTTTTACTGTTTTATCGAACCTAATAAGACGGTACAAAGTACAAAACGTGGCGCTAAATCAGGAGATATTGAATCTGCTGCTGAACAAACCGCGCGAGTAGGTAAGAACGCAAAAGCAAGACAAGATCGTTTAAAAGAACAGGCTATGGATGTTATTGATTTTAAAATCCAAAAGGATGGATTGGATGATAATAACATTATCATTGTCGAACTTGATGCTTCTGATAATGTACAGCAGGAATTAACTGGTTTAGTAGCAATGGGAATTGTTAATAAATATCATAAACCAGTAATGATCGGTCGCCGCAACAATAACAATGAAATACAGGGTAGTATTCGTAGTAGTAGCAATTTTGCGGGCTTACCAAGCTTCAAGAAGTTCCTAGAAGATAGTAAGCTTATAACATATGCGGCAGGGCATGATGGGGCCGCAGGCTTTGGGCTTAATGGAGATAAGTTAGATTCTCTATTGAAATACGCTAATCAACATCTACATTCTGAAGACTTCGAAAATTGTTATATCGTGGATTATATATTAGATGGGCGCGATTATAATGATGAACTAGTAGGATGTTTAGCTTCACATCCAGAGTATTTTGGAAATCATATAGATGAAGTAAAGTTTGTAGTAAAGAATATTCCGTTAGTAAACATTATGGCTATGGGCGCAAATAAGGATAGTATGAAAATATCTTACAATGGTATTGATTATGTGCGCTTTAAGGATGAAGAGTTTGTAGAAGCAATTACTACGAATAGAATGAAAACTTTAACTGTATATGGACGAGGAAATCTGAACTCTTTTATGGGAAAGACTAGTGTACAGTTATTTATTGATGACTATGAGTTAGTAGAGGATGAGAGTAAGTATGACTTCTAATTTAAATGGATGGTTATTTAGATGGTGGAAGCATCTAGTCTGTGGTGCGATTTATGGGCATAAATGGCGCGCGGACGGGCCAGAATATCATGGGATGTTTCCATGTAAATGTCAGGTTTGTGGAAAACAAAAAGTATTTTGATGATTTTGATATACTAGCAAATGAATTAGTTAGATATTTTGGAGGCATAATATGTGTGATATAATGTGTGGAGATAATCGTTTTGAACTAATTGCTAAATATAAACAGCAATTAATTGAAGCAACTAATATCGAAAGTTCTCCAGATGAAATGGCAGTACTAGATGATAT